GATGAGGTAAGTCTGGCTGACCTCATCGCCGCGCTGGGACGTCCCCAGAAAACCACCATCATCAACGAGCCGGGCCTGTACGCAGTCATCCTGCGGTCGGACAAGCCGGAGGCCAAAGCATTCAAACGGTGGGTGACGCACGATGTATTGCCCACGATTCGCAGAACGGGAACCTACGGCGTATCGCAGAAACAGCTTGACCGTCTAAGCGCTGCACAGCAGATGCTGGCAGACTGGCGCAGGATGACGGCTGAGTGGGAGGAAATGACCTCGGCAGCCTGTCAGCGGTACGATTCGGCGCGCAAGCATTATGATAATTGCCGCGCCGCCCGGGATGCCTGCCGCAAGTACGCTCGAGACGCGCAGGCGCACGTGGATGCGCTGGTAGAAGATATCACCGCACGGTAATGAAAAAGCCGCCTGGAGGCGGCGGAAAAGATAAGTTTTTTGAAAGGAGCAAGCATCATGGCAAAAAGAGTAAAAAGCACCGTTGACTATGACCATCCGGTGGTAGTTCACCGTCTTATGGACGGAACCGTGCTGGATAGCATCGAGGGGTATGTAATACCCGCCGGACATCCAGCCTATGAGATTCTGCTGGAAATGTGCTTGGCGCGGCTGGACAGAGAGGCAGCGGAACGGGAAAAGGAACAGGGCGGTGACACACATGCAGTATAGAGTTGTTACCATAACCGCGGCGATTCTTTCCATTGCCGTTTTGGACGGTATTGTGAGCGGGCAGACGGCCCCCTGGACAGGCTCGTTCACCATCGCGGCACTGCTCGGTATGGCAGCATGGAGCTACAGCAAACAGACAAAAAGAGAGGCGCCCGCCCGTGCTGCGAACACGGACAAGCGCCAGGCGGTCAAAGTTCCCACCAAGACCGCCTCCATTGTAACACATCAAGGAGGTATACATCAATGAGAGTTATTACATTACGCCCGGGCGAGGCCCCGAAATTCAACGAAATCCCGGCACTCCTGGACACCACCGAAGCGATGCAGCACTTTTGCGGCGGCGATATCTGCGAAAACCGAATCGGATCCAGCGGAATTTTCGCCATCACCAGCGGCGAGATATCGCCCGGAGACATGCCGATATCGTGCATGATCCCGGAAATGGACATGCTCCGGCGCGGGCCGGTCGTGTTCTGCAGGCGCTGCGGCCATGAGCTTGCAGCAGTGTATGAGGACGATTTAAAGGCCGTGAAGAAGTCCATCGTCCTGCCCGGGGGTGACTGGTTTTGAACCGATACCTCTGCAAGTGCGGCCGGGCGGTAAATAAAAGCACAAATGCCGACAACACGGGGAACCGGGAGACAGAGGGCTGCGAGGGCTGCCCGTATCTGATGCCCTGGGGGCCGACCGAATGGGACCATACACGGCATGCAATGGTTATGGACGTAAAAGGGTATGAATGCCGCATGTCGCCAACTTTGGAATACCGTACGGAATTACGCGGCCATCTTGACGATAAAACGACCATCCGAATCACAAGCCTGGACTTTGATTTTCTTGAACGTGTGAGCGATTGGGTAAAAGAGCATTATCCCAATGGCGAGCTTTCCGGCGGCTTCTCCCGGGACCGCATCCGGACGGCGGAATATGTAGACGAAGGTCGGTATCGGTATACGCTTGCCTGCTCGCAAAACAAAAAGGGAATTGCTGCGAAGCGTGCCCTATGGGCTGAATTTTTCGATGAAACCTTTCACCGGAAAGACATGGACGCCGATGCAGAAAAGCAAAAAATTCTGCGCGATATTGAGCAAGGAAAGGCAGCGGCACACAAAGACGCTGCCGCGACGGATAAGGAGACAAACACTATGCTGATATACAGAGACCCAGCCACGGGCTGGCTGTACCGGGTAAGCCCGCAACCGGAACACGGCTCATATGTGATGCAGTACCGTGACCCGGCGAACAGCGCCACCTGGAAATGGTGTGCGAATTGGAATATCGGAAATATCTATCGCGAAAGCCTAGAGGAAGTTTTGGAGGCCCGTGCGAAACGCGACGGCTGGGAGCTGGTATCCAGTTCAGCGAGCAGTGAGCCGCCGGAGGTTGTGGACAAGGGAGAAGAGTATTCACCTTGTGACACATGTCGCTGCCCGGATTGTATTGACAGCTCATGCCCACAGGCTGGATGTGATAAGACGGACGGAGGCTTCGGGTGCTTTGCACCATACGAAGAGTGTCCGGCGCCGGCAGAAGAGACGTGTCCGGACGAAAGACTGGAGAAGGAAGTGGGAAAATGCAAAAATCAATCTGCCCCGAATGGGGATGCTGCTGCGACCACGGCCGGGAGTGCTGTGCCGGAGCCAGCGGAAACTTCGACCACCCAGGTGGATGCTAACCTCTGGCGGGCCCCCCGGATCCCTGCGGATGCTGGCAGTGCGACACAAAGCCTGTCCGCTGCTGGGCCTGCCTCTTTGGAAGCGGAGCCGGAGCCCATGCCCTTTGACTACTCCGGACTGGACGCACAGACGGTGGCCACGCTGCACAGCGCAGAAAATATCATACGCAGCGCCCGAAAGGAATACGTCATCAAGGTGGCCGACGCTGTGGGCATGGCCCATGATGAACTTTTAGAAGTCCGAAATTCGGACGTCAAGCTATATGGAAATCGCTACACAGAAGATACCTTTATCGCATGGTGCAAATTCGTCGGAATCAGCAAAAGCACAGCCTATCAGCTTCTGCAGGTCAGCAATCTTCTTGAAAGCAGTACTCCAAACGAGCAGAAAATTTTGAAGCAGGCCAGCCCCTCTCTGCTCTACGCCGCCGCCCGTCCATCCGCAGAGCCGGAGGCCGTTGCAGCGCTCAAAGGCGGCGATATCACCACGCACAAGCAGTACAGGGAACTGGAGGCCCAGCTGAAAGCCGAACGCGAGGCGCGGGAGAAGGCAGAACATGAGGCCGAACTCGACCGCAAGGAACGAGAGGACGCGCATGCCGCTGCGCTGAGGTATAAGGCAGAAGCAGACCGGCGGGCACAGGATCAGAACAGGCTGGAGGGGCTTGTGCAGACTGTCACCCATGAGCGCGACGGCGCCCGTCAGGCATTGGCAGCCGCCAAGCTGCGGGGCGACAAGCTGAAAGAGGAAAACGATGCACTGCGTGAGCAACCGATCCGGGGCGATTTTGCTGACGCCGACGAAATCGACAGACGCGCCCAGGAAAAGGCCGAAGCGATGACGGCGGAATACCGCGACCAGATCGCCGAGCTGCAGGACCGTGCGGAAACGGGCGACGCAAATGCCTGCTACGACCAGGTGATCCTGGCCAGCCGCGCGCTGGAAAACGCCTGGACCCTCGCAAAATCCGCATACAAGCGTTTGCCGGCAGGCATGCGCGCATATCCGCGCGAAATGCTGCACAATGCCTTTGCCAAATTCGAGGAGGAATTGAAATGCCTGTAAAGATCATCGAGCTGGAAGCTGAAAATATAAAGCGCGTCAAGGCCGTTCAGATCGTACCGGCACTCAACGGCCTGACCATTATCGGCGGCGATAACAACCAGGGAAAAACGAGCGTTCTGGACGCAATCGCCTGGGCGCTGGGCGGAGACAAATACCGCCCGGAGGCGGCGCAGCGCGAAGGCGCCAACACGCCGCCCCGTCTGCATGTCAATCTCTCCAATGGGCTGGTCGTCGAGCGGCGCGGGAAAAACAGTGCGCTGACGGTGTCCGACCCGTCCGGCCGTAAGGGCGGCCAGCAGCTGCTGAACGAGTTCGTGGAACAGCTGGCGCTCGACCTGCCACGCTTCATGAATATGAACGACCGGGAAAAGGCCGACACGCTTCTGAAAATCATCGGCGTCGGAGACCGTCTTGCGGCATTCGACCGGGAGATCCGCGCGCTGTACGACCGCCGCACCACCATTGGGCAGATCGCAGAACAGAAAAAACATTTTGCCGAGGAGCAGGTGGAATACCACGATGCTCCGGATGAGCCGGTCAGTGTATCCGAGCTGATCCGCAGCCAACAAGAGATGCTGGCCCGCAACGGCGAAAATCAGCGCAAGCGTGAACGCGCGGCGCAGCTGGCGCAGCATGTAAAGGATCTGCAGGAGCGTGTGGACAGCCTGGCCGCTCAGCTGCAGCAGGCAAGCGAACAGTGCGCCAATGCGATGAAAGACCTGGAGACTGCTCAAAAATCCGCTGAGGACCTGCAGGACGAAAGCACGGCGGAACTGGAAGCCAGTATCCGAGACGCCGAGGAGATCAACCGGAAAGTCCGCGCCAACCTCGACAAGGCACGCGCTGAAGATGAAGCGCGGAGTTATGCCGACCAGTACAAAGCGCTGACGGATTCCATTGATGCCAAGCGGCAGGAACGCCGCGCCCTTCTGGACGGCGCCGACCTCCCTTTGCCGGGGCTCTCCGTGGACGACGGCGCGCTCACTTATCAGGGCAAGCGCTGGGGCGATATGTCGGGTTCTGACCAGCTGCGCGTGGCAACGGCCATCGTGCGCAAGCTCAACCCGGAATGCGGCTTTGTGCTGCTGGACAAGCTGGAGCAAATGGATCTGCGGACGCTGACCGATTTCGGCAGCTGGCTGGCGTCGGAGGGCCTTCAGGCCATCGCAACGCGGGTATCCACCGGCGGCGAGTGCCAGATCATCATAGAGGATGGGCGCGTGCAGGGCGCAGATATTACGCCTGCGCCGCAGCCCAGACAATGGACGAAGGGAGCATTTTAAATGGGCAGCTATACAGTTTCATCCGGCGTCATCCATGCGCCGGTAAAAGTGGTGCTGTACGGGCCGGAAGGCATCGGCAAAAGCACCTTTGCGGCAAAGTTCCCGTCCCCCGTGTTCATCGACACCGAGGGCGGCACGAAAAAGCTCAATGTGAACCGTCTGCCGCAGCCCACCAGCTGGGCAATGCTGATGGACGAGGCCAACGAAGTACGGCTGGGGCATATCCCGTGCGGCACGCTTGTGATCGACACCGCAGACTGGGCCGAGCGTTTGTGCATCCGGGCCGTATGCGACCGTGCCAACGTGAAAGGAATTGAGGCTTTCGGTTACGGCAAGGGCTACACCTACTTAGAAGAGGAGTTCGGCAAACTTCTGGACCTGCTGGAGGATGTGCTGCACGCCGGGCACAACGTAGTCATGACCGCCCACGCGAAACTTTCGAAATTTGAGCAGCCCGATGAAATGGGCCAATACGACCGCTGGACTATGAAGACATCCAAACAGGTGGCTCCGCTGATCCGCGAATGGTGCGACATGCTGCTGTTCGCCAATTACAAGACCATCGTGGTAAAGGACGGCGACGGCAAAAACGCGAAGAACAAAGCACAGGGCGGCCGCCGTGTGATGTATACCACGCACCATCCCTGTTGGGATGCAAAGAACCGGGACGGCCTGGCAGACGAGCTTGCTTTTGATTACGCCGCTATCGCACAGGTCATTCCCGTTCCCGGCGGAGCGTCGCCTGAACCTGCACCGCCCGTTCAGCAATTCGGGACGCCCGTAGAAACGCCCGCACCATTCGCGGCCACGCCGGCCGCGCCGCCGCCCACAAACAAGCCTGTGGATTCCGCGCATAAGCTGGAAGACCAACTGGCGCAGGCCGGCGTGCCGGACAAGCTGCGCCCGCTGATGGTGTCCATGAACGTGACGCCGGACGAGCTGCAGGCTGTTGTTGGGCAGCGCGGATACTTCCCGGCCGATATGCCGGTAAAGGATTACCCGATGGATTTTGTGGACGGCTGCCTGGTCGCTGCATGGGACCAGGTCGCACAAATGATCGTAAACAACCGTGACGTACCGTTTTAACAGAAAGGACTTGAGCAGATGGAAAACTATGCAAATGATGCCGGCCGTGAATTTGGCTGGGACGATGAAATTCAAAATGACAGCCCGGACCTTGTGCTTTTGCCGGAAGGCGAATATCCCTTCGAGGTCACAAAATTTGAACGGCAGCGGCACCCCGGCAGCGCGAAGCTGCCGCCCTGCGCCATGGCCCTGCTGACCATTCAGATCGACGGCGGCGAAAAAGGCCCTTCCGTTGTCACGCACCGGCTTTACCTGCATACGCGGACGGAAGGACTGCTGTGCGCATTCTTCGAGAGCATCGGCCAGCGCAAGCACGGGGAGGCTCTGCGTCCACGCTGGAACGAAGTGAACGGCAGCCGCGGCCGCTGCCGCGTCGGCATCCACGAATACACCAACAAATACGGCGATAAACGGCAGTCAAACGAGATCACCCGCTTTCTTCCGCCGGAAGAGCCGAAAGCGGCGCAGGGTCAGGGCTGGACCCAGGGGAGCTTCTGATGGGCGCGCTGCAAATGCGGCCCTATCAGCAGGCGGCCCGCGAGGCGATCCATGCCGAGTGGAACGATGGACGGCGCCGCACATTGCTGGTGCTGCCCACCGGCACGGGCAAGACCATCGTATTTGCAGCGGTGACGGAGGACCAGGTGCGCAGCGGGAGCCGCGTCCTGGTCCTCGCGCATCGCGGCGAACTGCTGGAACAGGCCGCAGATAAAATCAAACGGAGCACGGGGTTGGCGTCGGCTGTGGAAAAAGCGGAACAGACCTGTCTGGACAGCTGGTGCCGTGTAGTAGTGGGCAGCGTGCAGAGCCTGCAGCGGCCCGCAAGGCTGGAGCAATTCCCTGCCGACTATTTTGGTACCATCATCATCGACGAGGCACACCACGCGATCACAGACGGATACCAGCGCGTACTGGAGCATTTTCCGGAGGCGAACGTACTGGGCGTGACGGCTACTCCGGACCGCGGAGATATGCGCAACCTGGGCGAGGTGTTCGATTCCCTCGCTTACGAATACAAACTTACGCAGGCGATCCGCGAGGGGTACCTGTGCCCGATCCTGGCCCAAACCATTCCGCTGCAGCTGGACATCAGCCAGGTCGCACTCAGCGGCGGAGATTTCGCAGTGGGCGGGCTCGGCACTGCGCTGGACCCGTATCTGGAGCAAATCGCAACAGAGATGCAGACGGCATGCGCAGGGCGAAAAACCGTTGTATTCCTGCCGCTTATCAAAACGAGCCAGAAATTCCGGGACATCCTCAACAGCAAGGGGTTTCGTGCGGCAGAGGTAAACGGGCAGAGCGAAGACCGGGCAGAAATTCTGTCCGATTTTTCAAACGGCAAATACAATGTCCTGTGCAACAGCATGCTGCTGACCGAGGGCTGGGATTGTCCCAGTGTAGACTGCATCGTAGTGCTGCGCCCCACCAAAGTGCGCAGCCTGTACAGCCAGATGGTTGGGCGCGGCACGCGCCTGTCTCCGGAGACGGGCAAGAAGGATCTGCTTCTGCTTGATTTTTTGTGGCTCACGGAACGCCATGAGCTGTGCCGCCCCGCGGACATCATCTGCGAAAACCGGGAAGTTTCCCGGAAAATGACGGAGAATCTGGCGCAGGCCGGATGTCCGGAGGATATCGAGCAGGCTGCTGAACAGGCCAGTGCGGATGTTGTCGCCCAGCGGGAGGAAGCCCTGGCAAAGCAGCTCGCGGAAATGCGGCGGCGCAAGAAAAAGCTGGTGGACCCGCTGCAATATGAAATGAGCATCCAGGCCGAAGACCTGACGGGATATGTGCCGTCCTTCGGATGGGAGATGGGACCGCCCAGCGAAAAACAGACCGCGGCGCTGGAAAAGTTCGGCATTTTACCGGACGCTGTTGAAAGCGCAGGCAAAGCCCAAATGCTCCTGGACCGGCTGAACAAAAGACGCGGCGCCGGGCTCACGACCCCGAAACAGATCCGATGTTTGGAGAAGTATGGTTTTCAGCACGTAGGCACCTGGCAATTTTCGGATGCAAAATATATGATCGATCGGATCGCCGCCAATGGATGGCGTGTTCCTCAGGCAATAACCCCAAGCGAATACAAACCCGTGACTGTGTGGTGAATTTATGGAAAATCAAAATGATCTGTTGGCGGCGCTGGAATACGTGCGGGCCGGAAACCTTACCTACGATGAATGGACAGCCGTTGGCATGGGACTGAAAGAAGCGGGGTTGCCCTGCAGCGTGTGGGACGACTGGAGCGCGCTTGACAGCCAGCGGTACCACAAGGGAGAATGCGCCCGCAAATGGGAGACCTTCAGGGGCGCCAGCGGTGCGCCCATAACGGAAAACAGCATTTTTAAAATGGCCTATGACCGCGGCTGGTCCGGCCCGGTTGGGCATGAACTGAACTGGGACGATGAAATTTCCGCTTCGCATTCAGAAACGATCGTAGACCGCCGCTGGGTGGAAGGCCGTGAACTCCACATCCCGGAACACTGGGACCCCGCCCGTCAGCTGATCGAATACCTGGAAACGCTGTTCGAGCCCACGGAAAATGTGGGTTTTGTCACCGCCAGCTGGATGCGCGATGGGCGGTATCTGCCCACACAAGGGTGCTGGGACCGCACGGCCGGTCAGCTGATCGAAGCTTTGACCCACTGCGGCGGAGACATTGGGGCGGTCGTAGGAGATTATGACCCGGAGGCCGGCGCATGGATACGCTTCAACCCTCTGGATGGTCAGGGCTGCAAAAACGACAACGTGACGGAGTACCGCTACGCTCTGGTGGAAAGCGACGGCCTGGACATCGAGACGCAGAACGCCATCATCCACCAGCTGGAGCTGCCGTGCGCGGCGTTGGTATACAGCGGCAAGAAAAGCCTGCATGCCATCGTGCGCGTGGACGCGCCGGATTATGCCGAGTACCGCCGCCGGGTGGATTACCTCTACTCTGTGTGCCAGAAGAACGGGCTGGTACTGGACCAGGCCTGCCGCAATCCCAGCCGGCTGTCACGCATGCCGGGCGCCATGCGCGGGGAGCAAAAACAATATTTGCTGGAAACCAATTTCGGCAAGGCGAACTGGGGCGAGTGGAAGGATTGGGTGGAATCTGTTACGGATGATCTGCCTGATACGGAGAGCATGGCCGCGGCGTGGGAAAACATGCCGGAGCTGTCCCCGGCTCTGATCGAGGGCGTGCTCCGCCAGGGACACAAGATGCTGCTGGCGGGGCCCTCCAAGGCCGGCAAGAGTTTTGCGCTCATTGAACTTTGCATCAGCATTGCGGAGGGCGTGCCATGGTTCGGACGGTTCCGCTGTGCACAGGGAAAAGTGCTGTATATCAATCTGGAGCTGGACCGTGCGAGCTGCTTTCACCGCTTCCGTGACGTATACACCGCAATGGAGCTGAACCCGGAGAATCTGCGCAATATCGACGTGTGGAACCTGCGCGGGGCCAGCGTACCCATGGACAAGCTGGCGCCGAAGCTGATCCGCAGGGCCGCAAAAAGCGGATACATCGCCGTGGTGCTGGACCCGATCTATAAAGTTATCACCGGCGACGAAAATTCGGCCGACCAGATGGCGAAATTCTGCAATCAATTCGATTTGGTGTGCCGTGAGCTTGGGTGTGCGGTGATCTATTGCCACCACCACAGCAAGGGAGCACAGGGCGGGAAACGCAGTATGGACCGTGCGTCCGGCTCCGGCGTGTTCGCGCGAGACCCGGACGCCATGCTGGATATGACGGAGCTGGAACCCACCGAAGCGATCCGCACACAGATGAAGAACCGTGCAGCCTGCGCTGCGTGCTGCGAACTCCTGGACAAACGCGGCCACGGTGACGCATACGGCCCCGACGATGCATTGAGCAAAACACAGATGCTGGCCATCTGCAAAGACCGTCTCGGTCAGGCGGACCTGCGTATGCTTGACGCCGAGATCGAACGCGCTGCTGCCCATGCAATGGAAAAAACGGCATGGCGCATCGAGGGCACGCTGCGTGAGTTCGCCCGGTTTGCCCCTGTAAATCTCTGGTTTGACTATCCTGTTCACCAGTTGGACAGCGGGCTGTTGGAGGACCTGCAGCCGGAAACGGACTTCCGCACAGCGGGCCGTGCGGGCGCCGCAAAACGGTGGGCTGCCACGGACAAGGAGGACACGGCAAAGAAAAACCGTAAGGAGTTGGCCACGGCTTTCGAGGCCTGCACTATGGACGGCGAGGTGACTGTCTACGCGATGGCCGAGTACATGGATCTAAAACCCCGAACAATAAAGCAGCGGCTGAAAGCGGATGGCGGATACTGGATCGATGGAGAAAAAGTAGGCCGCAAAGAACCCGGATACAAGGGGTAAGTGAATTTACAAACAGTATTAAACTGTTTTACTAATTGTAATATTTTTGCAGTCATAGGCCTATTTTTGCACGACACTGCACACTGCAAAATTGCAGTTATAGGCCTATAAACTGCAAAATTGCAGTCGTTTATAGCCCTATATATTATATATACGCGTTTGTGTGTGGGTGTCCCCCCAAGTGTGGGGGGCTTACACCGCCCCCACACCTTGGAGGGCCCCTCCCACACACGGGGCGCCGAAAAAAGAAAGAAGGAAAACGAAATGGAATTTTTCCTGCCGATGATACCGCCCACGGTAACGCACCACGACAAGGAATTACGCGCATTCATGAAAGACGGAAAGCCACGGGCTGTGCTCCATGATTCTGCTGAACTGAAAAACGCACGTGCAAAGCTGCATGCCCATCTTGCTGCGCATCGGCCGCCGGAGCGTATGACGGGAGCGGTGAGGCTTTGCGTAAAATGGTGCTTTCCTGTCTGCAGCGGACATCACGACGGCGAGTACCGTACAAGCAAGCCGGATACGGATAACCTGGAAAAGCTGCTCAAGGATGTTATGACGGAGCTCGGCTTTTGGATGGATGATGCCCAGGTGGCAAGTGAGCTGTGCGAAAAATTTTGGGCAGAGGTCCCGGGCATTTATATTTTGTTGACTGGATTGGAGGAATAGACCGTGGACGATTTGATAAGCCGAAAGGCGCTGCTGGAAAAAGCATGGGAAGCAGATACACAGTGCGGATATGTGCAAGTGGTAGATGTCGGAGACATAGAGAACGCTCCCGCCGTTGACGCTGTTCCTATGCGGCGTGGGAAGTGGATTTTTAACGACGATTGGTGGGAGTTTAGATGCTCTGTATGTCAAGGTGCTATCGGAAACATCAAAAAGTATAAATTCTGCCCGCACTGCGGGGCGAAGATGGATGGAGGGAATGACAATGACTGACCGTGAAGCGATTGAGTATGCGGAAAACGAACTGGAAAGCACGGGTTACACGCTGGAAACGAATAACAAACTTCGCGGAGGACTTTTCAAAATTCTATCTACAAAGTTTGAATTTTTCATTACTGCAAAATCTGCCTTACAAGAGCGTGAGGAACGGAGCAAGGGCTGCCGATTCTGTTTTGATGCTACGCTTGAACCAGACCTTGAAGGATGTGACCTATCATATCATGACGTTGGAAAATCTGCGCCGCACAAACGAATCATGTTTAGGGCTGGAGATAAAAAGCCGATAGCAATCATGTTCGAGGAATGGAGCGGTAATCAGTGGCACACGGTCGGCATTTATGAGACAAAGTTCTGCCCGGAGTGCGGCCGACCGCTGAAAGGAGCAGACAATGACTGACTTAAAGCCGTGCCCTTTCTGCGGGGGAAAAGCTGAATTTGTAAGGAAACAAGTAAAAACTAAAGGCCATTGGTGCGATGCTGTATATGTGCGCTGCACAAACTGTGATGCTCGTTCAAATAGGGTGTTATACAGCGCAAAATATCACAAAAATGATTCTGAGTACCTCGAAGCACAAGAAGCATGGAACCGGAGGGCTGATAATGACAAGGCTGATTGATGCGGATGATTTTCTGAAATGGCTTGATGTGGGACACTTGCGAAATCCGGGAGAGGTTTGTTTCTGTGAAGCGGATGTAGCCCACATGATAAAGAGCAGGGCCACCATCGACCCGGTGCACGCTGCTGGCGCGTGCTACTGCCGGGAGTGCCGAAACTATAACAAACCTCGATTAGGATGGTGTTCCCATCATATGGACAGAGAAAATCCAGACGATTTTTGCAGCTACGGCCAGCGCCGGGAGGAGGATTGACATGGAAAGATATACATACTTTGACGGTGGGAAATGGCGGCTTAAAATTGGCGATACAGAATACAGTGGAGACTGGGTTGACCGCCTCGCCGCCTACGAGGACACGGGACTGAAGCCGGAGGATATGAAAAGGGCGTTTAATGAGGATGCCGTACTAAAATTAGCTGGACAGGCACTTGGCATGTCACCTGACCGCCTCCGCGAGCTGGCGTATGCGGAGAAAGATGGGCGGCTTGTGGTACTGCCACGTTTGCACGGTAAAAAAGTTGAGGTGTTTTCGATACGCGAAGCCGCCGAGGCCGCGCTGAAGGAAAGGGAGGCTATACAGAATGTTTTGGATAAACAAGACAAGGGCTGAAAAAGCAGCGAAGATTATTGCAGGATATTGCGATAAGCAACTAACTTGCGATAAGTGTAGGTTTGCAGATGAAAACGGTGATTGTACGTTGCAAGCAAAAATTCCATCGGATTGGGAAATGCCGAAGGAGGGTGCACAGCATGAGTGAATTTGAACGGCAGATTTATGCAGATATGAAATCCACAGACCGAATCTCGATCTGGATGATCAAGTGCATGGAGCTTGTAGAATTTTCCAACCTCTTAACGGATGAAGATATTGATGGAATTGCTATGGTATACAAAACGATGCGAAAGAAGGATGACCCATGCAAATCTTGATAAATCTGGCGGTCTTGGCCGTCGCACTGGCGGTTGTGGCCGCGCTGGCCTGCATTGCCGCGGGGAGGGATGGGCGATGATAAGCGAGGCCGATAAAAACGAAATGTGCCGAATGCGCAGGCTTGGCTTTACGCTGGACTATATCGCCAAGGCGACAGGATATTCAGCTTCCAGCGTTGCAAACGTGACCGCATGCGTGGAACGGCCATTGGCAAGCATCGGGAAGGATAAGCAGATCGAAGCAATGATACATAAGCTTGTGCGGTATCGGCCACCGGGCGCTGGCGTACAGCGCGAAAAGCGTCCGTGCGAACACTGTCAATGGCGAATGAACAAGGAGGACCCTGTTGTCTGCGGAATTTGTTATCGGGAGGTGTTCGGGTGACATTCAAGGAGTACAAAAAGCTGTGGGCTCTCCCTGCTGACATAAAAGCCCGGGAAAGCCGGATTGAAAAACTGCTCCGGCGGAAAGATACCATTGCGCAGGACGCGGTACACGGGAGCGCGGAAAATTTCCCCTACACAAAGCATACGGTCATTATCCGCGGGGTGGAAACCGATGCCGACGTTTTGGCCATGCAGGAAAGACTGAAAAAGCTCAACGATGAATACGACCGGCTGTACGGCAGGGCACTGATCGAGATAGAGGATATCACAGATCCCGAGGTGCGTGTGGCAATCAGCCGCAGGAGCTTTGACGGCTGGAGCTGGGCGGAGGTTGCGCAGGAACTGGGAGCCATTAGAGATGCAGAAGCCGTTAGAAAGTCTGTATATGATTATTTCAAAAAGAATCAATCGTAAAACAAATCTCCGTTTTTTCCGCTTTTATAATGCTATAATTAAAATCGAGAAAGTGCATCGGGAAACCGGTGCGCTTTCTTTTTGTTCTGGTTCTCCCCTACCCGCTTGCGCGGGCTTTAATCATATGTCCTGAGAGAGGAGGCGCGTGTTGGGCAATCCCAGGTATGCAAACGGCTCGTTGCGCCGTAAGTATCGTGCCAGATTTAAAGCGATGGAGGCCGAGTGCGGCATATGCAAGGGCCGTTTCGGTCCGATTCACTATGACGAGCCTTCTGATTCCTCGCATCCACTTTCTTTCGTCATTGATGAAATTAGACCAGTTTCAAAGTGGAAAGCATTCGGATACGCCTCTCCTAGAGCAGCAGCAGAGGACTGGACGAATCTGCAGCCTGCACACTATTTTTGTAATGCACAAAAAGGCAATAAAACGAGCTTTTTTGATGCAAATATCGGCGAAAAGCTTACAAAAGACCCCACAGTCAAAGACGGCGAATGGTAGGTTGGGGGGATACCCCCTCCCCACCCCAAAGGCGACCCATTTGCCGTCCAGCGCCGATTTACACACAGGGAATTTTTGAAAGGGTGGTTTAAATCGTGAAGATGAAAAGTGTAACCGCCCGGGGTGACCGGCTGAAACAGCTCAAAACACTTGCGGGTGTGCTAGCAACCAGCATAGATAGCTGTGAAAATGCAAGGGAATTGCCTGCACTGGCCAAGCAGTACCGCGAGACTGTTCGGGAAATTGAGGAGATAGAAGGAGCAGAAAGCAATGGCGACGAAATCGGCGAGATCCTCTCAATCAGACAAGCTGCTGGGAAGCCAGGAGCCGTCCGAAAGAATCGCGCCGGAGTACCGTAGTTCCGACGGACAGGATGCGGCTCGATTGTTAAAAGTAGGCGGTACCATACTGGATCCATGGCAGTGTGACGTTTTGGCGGATTGGATGGGCCGAGATGCTGCTGGGCGCTGGGCGGCGCCTTCCTGCGGCGGCAGCGTCCCCCGCCAGAACGGCAAGAGCTTACTGGTACAGGGACGGTCCATAGCGGGGATGCTATTGTTCAACGAATCTGTTATTTACACCGCGCACCTCCAAAAAACGGCAACAGAGACGTTTGAGGAGATGCGCGATTTCTTTGAGGGAGCCAAACTGCGCCGACATGTGGCTGAAATTAAAACTGCGCTTGGCCGCGAACAAATTATTTTGAAGAGTGGCTCACGCATCAAGTTTCTGGCTCGCACCCGGAATGGCGGACGCGGCCAGCATGGCGACCTGCTGATTTTCGACGAGGCCCAGGAGCTGGACGAAACGGCGCAAGGGTCTTTCCTGCCTGCCATTTCCGCCAGTTTGAACCCCCAGACCATCTACGTAGGGACACCGCCCGGACCGGACGTGACCGGCACCGTTTTTCGGGAATTGCGTCGCCGCGCCCTTGCCGGAGAATCCCGGCGCACTGCCTGGTTTGAGTTTTCCGTGAAGGAGATCGGGAACGTGAAGGACAAAAACCGATGGGCAAAATCAAACCCGGCGCTGGGGCGGCGCATCCAACTCTCCACAATTGAGGGTGAGGCCGAACAGCTTGACCCGGACACCTTTGCCAGGGAACGCCTCGGCTGGTGGAGCCCGGTGCACACAGAACAGGTAGATCACGCCATCGACAAGGATGCCTGGAATAAATGTGCCAGCGATGACACGAAGCCTGAGGGCAAAACCGCATACGGCGTTAAGTTTGCTGCTGATGGCAGCGCAGTCTGTCTGTGCGGCGCGGTGATTCCGAAAGATGATCCGGCCCGCATCTCTCTTATCGAGCTGCAGCCCGGGGGGCGCGGCCTTACATGGCTTGTCGACTGGCTGAATGAGCGGTATTCCAAGGCAAGCTGTGTTGTGATTGACGGAAGAGGCGGTGCTGACGTGCTGGTGGACAGGATCAGCGATACCTGGCGCATGAAGGGAGCTGTAATCCGGCCCGCCGCTAAGGATGTCGTGGCTGCTGCGGGGCTTCTGGTCAACAGCGTCAACGAGGGCGAGCTGACATGGTATAGACCACAGGAAATTTTGCGAGACAGCGCCGTGACCGCTGCCAAACGCCCTATAGCGGGAGGTTTTGGGTTCGGCGGGGAGAACAGCCTGCCGATTGAAGCGTGCGCCCTTGCACTGTGGGGAGCGAAAACAAGCAAACGAGACCCGACGCGGAAAATGCGTATCGGATAAGGGGTGAAACGATGATCACATTGAACTTTGGAACCGTGCGGGGCCTGACCGTCGAGGAACTGCGCCAGTTGTGCGATTTGGCTGATGTGTACCAATACCACCAGGGCCGCAACGCAATAAAGGACAAGTATTACGAGGGCCATGTGACGCTGAACGATGTGAACCTCGGCATCGCACTGCCGCGGGGACTGCGGAATCTGGAAGTGGGCTGCAACTGGGGTCAGAAGGCCGTAGATGCTCTGGCATCCCGCAGCATGTTCGACGGCTTTGTGGGCAGCGGTACGGCGGCGGACACAGTGGCTCAACTGGTGAACGGAAACCGGCTGCTGGCTGAATACGGCAAGGCTTGCCGGGATGAGTTGAAATATGGCTGCGTATTCGCCACCCTGTCATCCGACCCTATGCTGAAATGCCGCATCCGATTTCATTCACCTGCTACTTCTGCAGCACTGTGGAGCGGTGAAAAAGGACGCATCAGCTGCGGTCTCGCTATCATCGACACAGTGCCGGATGAAAAAGACGAAGGCACATGGCGGCCTCACATCGTCAATCTGTACACGGACGACGCGGTGATCGTTCTAACAGAACGAAATAGCATTTGGACAGCGGAGCGACACACTCATAGAATGGGCCGCCCCCTGATGGAGCCTCTGCTCTGGAATGCCACAACTGGTAAGCCCTTTGGGAGGTCACGCCTCAAGCGGGCGGTACGCGCTCTTATCGACGATTATATCAGGATTGTGGCCAACGCCACCATTGCGCTGGAGTTCGATACCACTCCACAAAAGTATTTGTTGGGTGTGACCGATGAACAGTACGACGTTATCATGTCGGATAAATTCAAGCAGTATGTGGGAAGTCTGCTGGCATCCACCAGCAATCCGGAGACTGGGGAAAATCCAGTGTTCGGGCAGCTGGCACAAGGCAGCCTTCAGCCGCATGTAGACAAGATGCGCATGACGGCCACCCAGTTCTCAGCGGCCACTGGATTGACCATCACCGATGTGGGAATTATCAACGACGCGAACCCCACCAGCAGTGATGCCATTCTGGCCCAGAGCCAGACGCTGGTGCTCATGGCTCAGCAGTTGAACACGGGGAACGGCGACGCGCTGAAAACCATCATCCAGATGGCACAGGCCATCGTCCGGGACGTTCGTCTGGATGAGTTGACCACAGAGGAACTGGACATCATGCCGCACTTCAAAAACCCGGCCATGCCCAGCGTGGCGGTGACAGCGGACGCGGCAATCAAGATTGCTTCCGCCCGAAAGGAATTTTCCAGCACCGACACGTTCCTCGAAATGATTGGTTTCGATCAGGCGGACATCCGGCGCATCAAGGCGCAGGAGCAGCGGATGCGCGGCCAGCAGTTGATTGTCGAGGTGGACAATGCGGATAACGGAGAAGACGTGGATTGAGTACATCACCCGGCTGGCGAAAATTAACGAGACCGCCGGGCAAAAAATGGCCGATTACATCGCCCGCCACGGCACGCAGGATACGGACGCACTGATTGCTTATGCGCAGGCGCTGGTGCAGAAATACGGCGAGGGAAGCGCAGAACTTGCCTGCCAGATGTACGATGCTATGGCAGAGGCATCCGGCGCAGATGTGCCGCCCGCAGTGCCTGCCGAACCTGCAGATTACAACGAGACCGCAAAAATGGTGAACGCTACCAAACAGAGTCCCCCGCAGCTGCAGGGCGGCGTGAGCCGTCTTGTGAAGCGCGCCGGGGCGGATACCACGCTGAAAAACGCTATCCGCGACGGCGCTGAGTGGGCATGGGTACCGTATGGGGATACATGCCCGTTCTGCATCACGCTGGCAAGCCGCGGCTGGCAGAGGGCCAGTAAAAAGGCCCTGAAAGGCGACCATGCCGAGCACATCCACACACACTGCAATTGCGAGTACGCGGTGCGCTTCGATAGCCGCACAACCGTGGCTGGATACGACCCGGAAAAATATCTGAAGCAGTATGAGGACTATGGCGGCGACATCAACGCCATGCGCCGGGCGCAGTACGCCAAAAACAAGGACAAGATCAACGCCCAGAAGCGCGCGGCGTATGCGGCGAGGAAAGAGCGCAGCGGACCAATTGATGTTCTGAAAGAATATCTGCGCACGGCAACACCCGGCATTGGCTCCATCACCTTTGATGAGGGTTATGACCGCACACGCCACGCAGCAGAAATAGAAACAGCACAATGGCTGCACTACAACCTCGGCGGCAACATTGTGCTGTTGAACGAATCAAATATACAGGGACAGAAAATGCCAGACTACTTATGGAGGGAACATTTGTGGGAGTTAAAAATCGCCTCCTCGGTTAATAGCGCAGATTTATCGATGCGTCACGCCTTAAAACAAATCGCTGATAACCCAGGAGGTATTGTTTTAAGTCTTGCAAACGAACTAATTGACATAGAACAGTTAGAAAAACAGCTGACGAGACGATTTTTGCGGGGGAACGTGGAAACGATTGATATTGTATTGAAACAAGGAAATGACCTGTTGAAAATTCTCAGATATAAAAAATAACAGGGCCGGTCATAGCAGCCCTGTTGGGGTAGAGGAACTCATCTCTATGACTGATGGTAGGTCCCCCCTCCGATTATTAGTATAAATAAACTATCTCATATTGTCAATGGGAAGTATGTCATCAGCGCTTTTGCTTTATATGCAAGGGCGCTTTTTCATGCCTGTTTGCCCTGCATGAGGGGCGGACAGGCAATATATATCCAAATATGCCCGGCACGGCGTAAAACTGTACAGCCCGAGGGAGCGACCCCGTAAAAAGCACAGGGCGGAAAGGATTGAATATGAAGCGCGAGGAAGTAAAGGGGATTCTCCCCGACATCACCGATGAGCAGCTCACCAAAATCATGGATCTGCACGGCGCGGACATTGAGCGCCAGAAGCAGACCATCACCACCCTGACCACTGAGCGGGACGCCGCAAAGAATCAGTTGGATGAGGCCAACAAGAAACTGGAGGGCTACGACCCCGACTGGAAAAATAAGGCCGCAGAGGCAGAAAGTAAAGCCAAGGCACAGGTGGCCGCACTGCAGAGCGATTTTGCCGCCCAGAGTGCCGTGTCCGGTGTCCGTTTTTCCTGCGAGAGCGCCAGAAAAGCCTTTCTGGCAGAGCTGAAGGCCAAAAATCTGACCCTGCAGGACGGCAAGCTGCTGGGCTTTGATGACTTCCTTGCCGACTACAAAAAGACCGACCCCAACGCCTTTGTGTCCGGCTATCCGAACGTAAGGGACGGCGGGGACCCAAACAACCAGCCTAGTGGGACCGCCAGCGAGCAGTTCGCTGAGTGGTTCGATCAGGTCATGAAGTAAAGGAGAAAAAATTATGGCAGGTCCTACATCTATTGATATCAACCGAACGACTTCTATCTCACTCCCCCCTGCTGTTTCTGGCGATATTTTGCAGAAGACACAGGAATCCTCCGCCGTTATGCGCCTGGCTCGTCGGATTGCGTTGCCCGGCCTTGGCGTGACCGTGCCGATCATTACCGGCGATCCTGAAGCCGGCTGGGTCGGAGAGACCGAAAAGAAACCGGTCAAGCGCGGCACTCTGGCAACCAAGCAGATGGCCCCTTACACTCTGGCGGTCATCGTGCCTTTCTCCAACCAGTTCCGACGTGACGCGAAAGCGCTTTACGACGCCATGGTGCAGCGGCTGCCGGGCGTGTTGGCCAAGAAGTTCGACGCCACTGTTTTCGGCGCGGCTGACGTGCCCGGCTCTAATTTCGATTCTCTGGCAAAATGCACTGCTCAGAGCATCCTGACCGATGCCTACGGCGGACTTGTGGCAGCGGACGCGGACATTGCTGACCATGATGGCATTCTGAACGGCTGGGTTCTTTCCCCGAAGGCGAAATCCATGCTGCTGACTGCCGTGGATGGCAACAAGCGCCCGCTGTTCATCAACAACGTGGCGGATGGAGCGGTTCCGATGATCCTGGGCGCGCCTGTCAAGCAGAGTAAGGGCGCTTATATCGCCGAAACTGCTTCTGCCGATGCAGTCGTGGGCTTTGCAGGCGACTGGACGCAGGCTGTGTACGGTACTGTGGAGGGCGTACAGATCGCCATTTCCGACCAGGCAACACTGACCGACGGCGAGAGCACCATCAATCTGTTTGAGCAGAATATGTTCGCCGTCCGCGCCGAGATCGAGGTCGGTTTCCGCTGCGACACCTCCGTATTCAACAAACTTACGGGCAAGGCAAAGACGGGTGGCTAACCATGGCGGAGTTCATCAACAGCTTAACGGGGACGCGCATGTGGGTGGCTCCGGGACGCGAGGAGGAATACCGCCTTGCGGGTCACAAACCTGTTGAAAAGGATGCTGCGGGGGCCAGAACGGCCCCCGCGCTTCCAGAGAAAACGCCCCGGCAGGCCCGAAAAAAGTGTGCGCCCGTAAAGAAATGAGGTGCGGCGATGAAATATGCTGAAGTATCAGATGTTGAAGCAGGATTTCGCCCCTTGAGTGACGATGAGGCCGCGCGGTGTGACGCAATGCTGGAGGAGGCCGCCATCATCATCGATGCATACAGCAAAGGTGCGGCTGCAGATGCAAAAGCGCTTGTCTCCTGCCGGATGGTGCGCCGCCAGCTTGGCAGCGGAGAGGGTGACGCCATTACATTTCCTACGGGAGCGACGCAGGGAACGGTGGCGGCTCTCGGATATTCGCAAAGCTGGATCATGAACAGCGGCAGCGTGGGTGAGATGTATCTGTCCAAGCTTGAAAAGCGGCTGCTTGGCATCGGAAACAAAATCGGCTGTTACAGCCCGCTGGAAGGGGTGGCGACAGAATGATTCACGGCATTACCGTCCGGCTCTATGTAAAGTCGCAGACAGGCACTGACGCATTCAATGCGCCGGTCTATGCCGAAACCCCGATAGACGTTCCCAACGTGCTTGTGGGTGAACCTACAGCAGAGGACATCGTCAACGACCTGCAGTTGTACGGCAAGCGAATCGCCTACACGCTGGGCATTCCTAAAGGGGACGCCCACGACTGGGAAAATGCGATTGTCGAATTTTTCGGCAAAAAATTTCGCACCTATGGCGGCGTGACCCAGGGCATCGAGGATTTGATCCCGCTGCTTTGGAACAAAAAGGTGAAGGTGGAACGGTATGAGTAAATACAAAATCGAACTGAACCAGTCAGGCGTACGGCAATTGCTGCGGTCTGACGAAATGAAGGCGATGCTGAAGGCCAAGGCTGATGGGGCTGTACAGTCGTGTGGGGATGGGTATGCATCCGGAAACTATGTCATGTCCACCCGTGCGGTGGCCCGTGTTTCTGCAGTGTCCATAAAAGCAAAACTGGACAACCTCAAGAACAACACGATTTTGAAGGCACTGAAAAATGATTGAACAAATTGTACTGAACTGCCTGGAGCATGCCATTCCCGTCCCTGTTTTCATGGAAGTGCCGGAAAAACCTCCTCCCGAGTTTTTGGTGGTGGAGAAGACCGGCAGCGGACGCAGCGACAGGATCAGCCGTGCAACGCTGGCCGTGCAGAGTTGGGCGGGAAGTCTTTTGGAAGCTGCAGAGCTGAACGAACGCGTAAAGACGGCCATGGACGACATCATTGAGCTTGACAGCATCAGCGCGTGCCATCTTAACGCAGACTACAACTTTACAGACCCCACAACCAAACACTATCGTTACCAGGCCGTATTCGACCTGGTTTTTTACTGAGAAAGGATGAAGAAAAATGGCGAATGCATCCAACGTTACCACTGGTAAACCCAAAAAGGGCGGCGCGATCTTCAGAGCCCCGCTTGGGTCTACCCTGCCTACAGACGCCACATCGGAACTGGACGAGGCGTTCGTATGTCTCGGCTATTGCGGCGAGGACGGACTGACCAACTCCAACACACCTGAAAGCGACAGTTTGAAAGCGTGGGGTGGCGATACGGTGCTGACCTATCAGACGGCCAAAGAGGACACGTTTCAGTTCAAGCTGATCGAGGCGCTGAACCCAGATGTACTGAAAGCGGTGTACGGCGACGATAACGTGACCGGCACTCTGGAAGCCGGCATCACGGTCAAAGCAAACAGTGATGCGCAGCAGGCCGTATCATGGGTCATTGAGCAGGTGATGCGCGACGGCGCGCATAAGCGGATTGTGATTCCCTCTGCTGCGGTCACAGAGGTTGGCGATATCACCTATTCAGACGAGGACGTTGTAGGTTATGAGACGACTATCACAGCCACGCCGGACGACAGCGGCAACACTCATTACGAATACATCAAGGCGAAAGGGGTAGCGTGATGATCGAGGGAAGAACCAAAAGCGGATTTGAATATTCCATCGAGGAAGACAACATCGACCAAGAGCTTCTGGATGCTCTGGCTGAGGCCGATGACGGAAACCCACTGAAAATCAGTAAAGTCATTCGACTGATGCTGGGCGATAAACAACGCAAGCGGCTGTATGATCATCTACGCGACGAGAAAGGACATGTACCAATCAAAGCGGTCATTGACACATTCAGCGAAATATTGGTCAACGACGGTACAGGCGGAAAAAACTCCTGATCCTCGCGGCGATGGTCTCAGCCGACGAGGATGCACTGATTTGTGACTTTGCAGAGACCTATCATGTGCTGAATTTCCGTGCGCTTCCGGTCAGGCTGGCTGCCACATTGGCGGCC